CGCTATCGCGTGCATCCGAACAGGTCGCCGATTCATAGGGATAGAAAAAGACCCCGACCACTTCGAGACGGCGCGGAAGCGGATCGAGGCGGAACTCGCTCAGGGCGATCTATTTCTTAGACAGAACAACAGCATGCAGCTGCGGCGCGCAGCGCCGTCAGCTGCATGCTGAGCGTTGTGTATGCGGAGTTAGGATCAATATTTGGAGATTGTTTAAATGGGATATGAAATGATTGCAGACCTCGTTAACACTTTCGATATGAACGTTGCTGTCCATAAAAACAGCAATGAAAAAAACGAGTCTGAAACTCGAAAAAGCTATATTGATCCTATGTTTGAATTGCTGGGATGGAATGTAAGCAACCAAGGGTTGCAAGTGCATGAGAGAGAGGTAACGGCTGAATATTCTGTAATCGATCGAACGGGAAAGAAAAAAGCGGACTATTCTTTCAACCTGGATGGAAAACCTATGTTTTTTGTCGAGGCAAAAGATCCATACGTCAATATCGAGGAAAACAAACATGTTGCGTTTCAGCTTAGAAGTTATTGCTGGAATGCCAAAGTTCCTGTTGGCATTTTAACAGATTTTGAAGAATTCGCTATTTATGACGGAAGGTATGAACCAAAGACAACGGACAGCACCAATGTTGCTCGCATAAAATATTTCAAATTCAAAGAATACGTCGATCAATGGCATGAAATAGCCGGCCTTTTTTCAAAGGAATCCGTTTCAACCGGGTCCTTGGATGGATACATCAGCAAGGTAAAACTAAAAAAAGGGGTTCTCCCGGTTGATGAAGTTCTCCTAAAGGATATGGAGTCATGGCGTAAAATTCTTGCAGTGAGCATTGCCTCTCTTAATCCTAAGCTGTCCCGCAGAGAAATCAATTTTGCAGTGCAAAGAACCATTGACCGGATTGTCTTTCTGAGAATTTGTGAAGACAGAGGGACAGAGCCATACGGAAAAATCAAATCTCTCAAAAAGAAAAGTGACATCTATTCAGGGCTTATGAAACTCTTTCGAGCCGCAGACCAAAAGTATAATTCAGGAATATTTTGTCTTAAGCCGGAAAAGGGACGGCTTGAAGGTGTGGACACCCTTTCCGCGGATTTAAAAATTGGCGATGAAGTTTTGAAGAGCATCATTGAAAGGCTTTATTATCCTTCACCCTATAACTTCGCTGTCATGCCTGGTGATATTTTAGGGCAAATTTATGAGCGATTTTTAGGCAAGGTGATTGAAGTTGGATCAGACAGAAAGGTATCGGTTGAAGAAAAGCCGGAAGTTAGAAAAGCAGGGGGCGTTTACTATACGCCCACATATATCGTTGATTATATCGTCAAAAATATAATCGGCAAATTGGTTGAAGGTAAAACGCCAACACAAGTTGCAAAAATGAGATTCCTTGACCCTGCCTGCGGTTCCGGTTCATTTCTTATTCAGGCTTATCAATACGTCTTGGATTGGCATCTTACATGGTATTCAAGCAATGATTCTGAAAAACATATGAAAGGCAAAAGACCGGCCCTTGTAAAAGACAGGAAAGGGAATGTAAGACTGAGCATTGATACTCGAAAACAGATATTGTTGAATAATATTTTTGGTGTGGATATTGATTTTCAAGCCGTTGAAGTATCCAAGCTATCTTTACTTTTGAAAGTTCTCGAAGGCGAAGACGACCTGACCATGCAGCAACTCAGCCTTTTCAAACAAAGGGCATTGCCTGATTTAGGTGAGAACATCAAATGTGGGAATTCTTTGATTGGCTCGGATTTCTATGAAGGGCAACAGATAAATCTCTTCGATGAAGACGAAATGTACCGGATCAATCCTTTTGATTGGAAATCTGGCTTTTCTGAGATTATGGGTAATGGAGGCTTTGATGCGGTTATCGGGAATCCGCCGTATGTCCGTCCTCACAATATTGAGCCAGAAATAAAAAATTATTTTTGGTGTCACTTCAGTACGTTTCTTAAAAAGTCAGACCTATATTGTTGTTTTTTTGAAAAGGGCATAACTTTACTTCGTCAAGGGGGGCGTTTCGGTTTTATTGTTTCTAACGGCTGGTTGAGGCTTGATAGTTTCCAAGAATTGAGACAAATGTTGCTAAGAGAGACAGCGATACATACTATTATCGATTTTACAGGCAATGTCTTTGAAACAGCCAATGTAAAGACTCTAATTGTCATTTTTAAACGGCAAACTGGTGGAGAAACTTCTCTAATAAAAACAGCAGTAACACCACCTACATCTAACCCATCATCAATAACATTCAACAATATTTCACAATCTCTTTTTATTAACACATACAAGCAAATTTTTGACTTATCAATCAATCCAAAAACAGAGCAAATAAAGGCCAAACTCGCTGCTATTGGAGACCCCCTTGGTCACAACTATGGTATCTCTTTTGGTTTAAAGACAGGTGACGACAGTGTCTTTTTGACAACGATTAAAAAAGATGATGATCATAAGCCATTATTACGTGGAGCTAATATCCATCGATACTCAAAGGAGTTTAATGGCGAGTATGTATGGTATGTTCTCGTAAAAATGAAAGAACACCGAAAAACCGCTCGCCCTGGAAATGCAGAACGATTTGAACAAGCCAAGATCCTTATCCGTGATACTGGTAGTGATTTAGAAGGAACGTATGACGATGAGCATTATTATGTAAAAGATGTGCTTGTGGTCTCACAAAAAGATATCGATACCCATGATTTAAAGTATTTATGTGGGATATTGAATTCGCAGTTAATGAGATTCTATTACGAAACCTCTTTCCCTACGCTACACGTTCAAAGGGATGAATTAGCCTCTCTCCCAATTCGGAGATTAGATTTTACAAAATCCTCCGAGCAACAGCAACATCAACGAATGATTCTGTTAGTTGAAAATATGCTTGAGCTTCATAAACGATTAGCGGGAGGGCTGATCCCAATTCCGCAGGCAAAAACGCTGATAGAACGCCAAATCGAAGCAACAGACCGGCAAATAGACCAGCTCGTTTACAAACTATACGACCTGAACGACGACGAAATCAAAATCGTAAATGAGGAAGTATGAGTCACACAACCAAGCGCTGCACCAGACGCCTGATACTCCGGCGGTTCTCGCGGGGGCCGGTGGAGGCGCTGGTGAGCTTGTCGTTCGGCCTTCAAGCGCCATTTATTCTCCATTGTCCCCAAGGGCAGATCGTTCTTCGTGAGTCAGGCCATATAGCTTGAACACGGCTAGATTACATGCTTGCACATCTCTCTTGATAGCAGCCTCGACTAACTCGCAGCGCAGCGCCTCAGACGCATCTGCCCAGCGTGGCATGCGAATACGGCGCAGGTACTGCGCTTGAAAGCGCATAAACCCGCCCCGCATTTTTGTTGAATAGGTCGCCACGAACAGACGGGTGATCGAAGACAGCAGCACAGCCTGTAGAGCCCGCAAATCCCAGTCATCTGAGGTGACGTAATAGAGATTGTGATGAGGATACAAATCGCCACCTTCAAAGACGATATGAGCCTCACCCTTGATGTCGGGGATCAAGAGTTTTGGCCTAGCAGCTATAGCTGGAGTAATGCGGTCATTCGTGCGATACCAATTAGCGGGGGTCTTCTTTGCACAGTGTCGCCCAGCAATGACTTCTCGTCGATCCTCAAGGTAGCGTCGTAAGCGGGGATAATCATCAAGATTGACTAGCCCGCCTTGCTCGGCAAAGGGATTGATTACACCCTGACCACGCCACTTCACTTCACCGGACATAATGTCCTTGGTTGTCACCAGCTGTAGTTTTCGATCTGGCTCAACGTCGAGCGCCTCGAAGTCGCCAATGAATGCCTTGTCCGCACCGGTCGCGACCCCAATCCCAACCTTGCACCCCACTTCTTCCAGCGCAGGGAAACGGCTTTCTAGGCGACGAATAAGCGCTATCTGGTCAGACGACTCCAGCAACCACGGCTCCGCGCCATTCGTGACTCGGGCGAGTTCGCGCACCGTGCTAGTTTCTTTTTGCAGCGTCGGAGAGCGAAGTAAGTCCACTAATGTGGCCAGAGCTCCCCGGTCAATGGTCGGACGGTGGGCGATACGAGTTGCCGCCGGAGTTTCGCGGCTGATGATAGTGATTGCCGGGTAGGCAATCACATCTGAATGAAAAGCCGGTGTATCCACCATATCGACATAGACTTTTAGATGGAACTGCTCAGCCACAAGGCTACGCAACGGCCCGCCATAACGGTTCTTCATCCAACGATCCGCGCAGATGAACCCCAACATTCCACCGTCTGACAAGACCTTCAATGACCGCTCGATAAAGGGAATGTAAATATCAGCCCGGTCATATATTGTCTCGAAGCGGATGCGATACTCGGCCAGTAGCGTGGCCGGTATCAGTTCCTGGCGGACATAAGGCGGATTGCCCACTACGAAATCGAATTCCCCCTCCAGTGGTGCTAAGAGAAAATCCCCCTGCGAAAGCCAGCAGTCAGTTAAAGCCTGTGCGGTATTCGATCTCATGCCCTCGCGCTTGAGAAGCGCTACAACGGCAGCGTAGGTGCTGCGGAACGTATCATGATGGAGCTCAACTGCTCGGATCGCATCGTTTAGTTCCTCAAATGCGGTAGTCTTCGGCCTTGCCGCCTGCCATGCACTCAAAAGACGCTCGATAATTGGCAGCAGGAAGTCACCAGCACCGAAAGAAGGCTCTAAAACCCGCTTTTCATGGAGTGGTTGATCTGCTGTATAGCCAGACAAATCAAGAATGAAATCTACCACCTCCCGGCGAGTGAATACCGCACCGCGAGAATCCACCTCCGCGTTCAATGCCAATTGGTCAATCGCAGCCTGCACCTCCTGAGATGCATAGGCTGGAGTGGTCAGACCCAATGTCATTTGTGCTGGCTGCAAGAAATAACCTCTTTATGTGGGTGTGGTTGCACCGCTAACAGAGGGGAGGCATGGTTCTGGAATGATGACTCCGATTGCTGGGAGTTGCTTCGATGGAGGGATCTTGGCGGCCCTGGGATTGCTGACTACAGATATTGGCTGCCGTTTTACATGATTCCACAGGTTCCATGACCACGCCTGACCTGCGCCAACTCAAGGCCATCCCGGAATCGCCCTACAAGGAAGCCCTGGCCGCTGCTCTAGGTGTCGAGTTGCCTCCCGAGGGTGTTAGCTCGATATGGACCATCACTCCCTGCCCTGGGGCTCTCTCTGTTCAATTCGTATCAGCCGGGAAAGGTGGCGGCCCCGATACCTGGGTGGTTTTCGCCACTGACGACTATCCGCACCGGTCTGGCGTCTACACCGATGGGTCTGCTGCTCTCGCAGCTGCCAGCCCCCAGGGCGCCGGCATCGCTGCTGGTCAGTCTCTGCGCCGTTTTATGCGCTTTTGGGGCTGGTTACCGGAGAAGGAGCGCCAGCTGTGAAGCACTGCCACAGCTGCGGCATCCCCACCCGTGCGCATGGGCTTCTGTGTCGGCACTGCAGCAAGCAAACGCCTGAAGCGATCCTGGCCAGGGAGCAGAAGCGCAGAGAGAACGCCCCCACCAGCTGCCCGGCTTGCATCCATTGGACGGCGCCCGCTGGCTGCTACTTCGAGTTCCCCGAGGCCGGCGGCCGGTTTTACCATTGTTCGGCCTTCAAGCGCCAAGGCCCGGATGGCTAAGCGGCAAGTGGTCAACTGGAAAGAGTCCTCTCTCACCGGGGCGCTGGTCGCGCTCCATGACAGCTGGATCAACAAGGTCGGGCCTGAAGAGCTGGAGGCGGATTTTCCCGCCGCCGGTTGGATCCCAATAGAGGGAGCGAATGAAGAACGTACTGATGAGTCGCCACTGGTGATCTGAGGCCTGCTCCCAGGCCCCCCACTGGCTGAACGTGGCGACCCAGTTTTGCCGCTCGAGGTTCGGGAGCTCACCCAGCTGATCCATCGCCAGCTGGTTTCTGACGGCCATCAAGGGGTATTTCATCCTGCGCATCCCTACCGCCTGAAGACGTTGCCCGATGTTTACATAATCACCAAGCAGTTTTAGCCATTCCTGTTGCCGTGCCAGTTGTATCGGGTTGCGGTGCTCGCAAAGCCGTGCAAGCTGAGGCAGCCGGCTTTGCATGGCCTGAAAGAGGGTTCGTTTTATCATCAGTTCGTGGACCTTATATTTTGGGCTATAGCATTTCCTGCAATGCCACCCGGGCCCAGTATTGCAATCGGTTCTTTTCAGTCGGGTTCGGCAATCCCCGCAGCGAATGAGCCCATCAAACGTGTGCTGCTTTCCCCCGAACAGTTCGTTGCAACCCTTGCCGGCATTGATCAATCGTTGGCCAGCGGCCCAGTCAACTTCATCAATTAGCCGCGCTTCTGTTTCCTGGTGACCCTTGCCACGCAGCGCAGGATTCTCCCAGAATCGCTGGAGGGTGATGCGATAACAGCCCATCCGCCGCGCAGTTGTCGCCCAGAGAAACCCGGTGTCAAAGAGACTCTCGATCCACGTCTTCGCTATTTCCCAGTTGTCTGGGTGTTTTTTCAGTATCCCGTCAGAGACGCAAAAGCCAAAAGGGCGTGTCTTGACCGCTTCCAAAATTGAATTGTCCGCTGTTGAGTGAGTAACATCATGCCAGCAGGTTCCCTTCAATGAGTAGCAAGCGTCCCGCCACTTTGCCGCCGTTGCCACCCACGACGATGACAACCCTGGCAGCGCTGCTGCCGGATAGGAAGAACGCCCGGCGTCGAACGCAACGGTCCACAGGGATGATCGAGCGTTCTCTCTCTGAGTTCGGCGCGGCCCGGTCTGTGGTGATTGATGAGCACGGGACCCTCTTGGCCGGGAACGGCACCGCCGAGGCGGCCGCATCGATCGGGATTGAGCGGGTGCTCATTGTTCCGGTAGATGGCAACACGCTGGTGGCGGTCCAGCGTTCTGATCTAAATCCCGAACAGAAGGCCGAGTATGGCGTTGCTGACAACCGTTCGTCAGACACCTCAGGATTCAGCGGGGAAGCTCTCAACACCCTGCTGGAAGAGCACTCTGGCCTCGATCTCAGTCCTTACTTCACCGATGATGAGTTCAAAGCGCTGATCAGCGACCTGGACCCACCTCCAGGCGATAAAGGGGGAGGGGAAGGAGCCAGCGCGGGCGGCCTCGAAGTCAAGCTGAGGTTTTCAACAGAGGAAGACCTGAGGGAGTTCCAGCAGCTGATGGTGAGGCTGGCCGAGGCAATGCCAGAGGAAGAGACGACAGAGGCGCGGCTGGTTCGAGCTGCTGAATCAATGCTGGCGAGGTTGGGCCGTTGACAGCAGGCGCGGATTGGGAGAGCGGCCGGTCCTGGCGGATCACCGATAAGGAGAGAGAGCAGATCGCTGAGATGCTGCAAGCCGGGCAAGGCGCCCGAGAGATTGCCGCCGCAACCAAGCGCAGCCTTCCCGCGATCTACAGGCACATCAGCGACATCAAACCCGGGCGATTGCCGACAGGCGCGGCACGGATCACCGATAAGGAGCGGAAGCAGATCGCTGAGATGATGCAAGCCGGGCAAGGTGCCCGAGAGATTGCCGCCGCAACCAAGCGCAGCCTCTCCACGATCTACAACCACATGAGGGACATCAAACCCGGGCGATTGCCGACAGGCGCGGCACGGATCACCGATAAGGAGAGAGAGCAGATCGCTGAGATGCTGCAAGCCGGGCAAGGCGCCCGAGAGATTGCCGCCGCAACCAAGCGCAGCCTCTCCACGATCTACAACCACATGAGGGACATCAGAAGAGCCGGGCGATTGCCGACAGGCGCGGCACGGATCACCGATAAGGAGCGGAAGCAGATCGCTGAGATGATGCAAGCCGGGCAAGGTGCCCGAGAGATTGCCGCCGCAACCAAGCGCAGCCTTCCCACGATCTACAGGCACATCAGCGACATCAAAGCCGGCCGATCGCCGGAAGAAGCCAGGCGGCGGTGGCGGCAACGCCTGGATCTGGAGGCGGGCGGTTCCGGCTGCCTGCCGGCTGATCAGCCTGTCAATGTGCCGCTGCTGATCGAGCGCTACGCCCTGGGGGCCTCGATCGGAAGCCTGGCCAGTAGTTTGCGGATCAGCTATCACCGTGTTCGAGCATTGATCGTTGATGCCGGGGTGCCAATCCGGCGAAATGGAGCCAGGGGGCCAGGCCCTGAGAGGGGAGGACACCTGTGGACCACGGCAGAGGCCTCAGCCTGCCGCCGAATGATGGCCCAGGGCCAGCGCCAGGCAATCATCGGCATGGCGCTGGGGCGAAGTGAGGCCTCAATAGGGGCATGGCTCTACGACCAGTCGAGGCCCGGCCGGCCCGAGCGCGCCGCCACGATCTCCCGCCGCCGCCGCGGTGACCTGCTCCCTGAAGAAACGCCAGAGGTGGAGGTGATGGATCGGATCGTTGCTGGTTGGCTGGATGGCGAAAGCGTGGTGGATCTGGCGGTTCGCCATCGCCTGCCGAGCCCGATCATCTCCGGTGTGCTGCGGCAGCGTGGTCACCATTCAAAGAAAGGCCGCAACCCGGCGAAGCTGAAGAAGCAGGCCCAGCAAGCCGCCCTGGCTACCTGCGCCAAGCACCTGCCAGCCTTTGGCGGTAACGAACTGGTCCTAGCTTCACTTCAGGCGCGAGCATCAGGCCGTGGCTGAGGTCAAGGCCATCTCAAAGGCGGCTGAACGCCGCTACCAGGTTCATGCCCTTCATCGCTGGGTGGTGCGCGATGGGTACGGGCCAAAGCAGCTGATGGACGCCGCCATCAAAGGCTGGAAGTGTTCCCCCCGGGTGGCCTCTGGATTGGTTGCCGAGGCCCTTGAGCTGTCGGTGACAGCGATCAGCCACTACGACCGCATTCGGATGGCATCTGTTCAGGTTGAGCGGATGGAGGCCCTGCTGCAGCGCTCCCTCCAGCAGGGTGAGCTCCAGGTGGCCCTGGGCGTCAATCGTGAGCTCAACGCCTTGATCTTCAAAGTGGCTGAGTTTGAAGCGGCTCAAGAGGAAGCGGCGGCCGCCATTGCCCCATCACTGACAGAGGAAGAGCAGGAAGCGGCCGATCGCGCCGGGGACTTCTAGCCCATGGCATGGGATGACAATGCGTGGGCTGAATACGACGCCAAGAATCGGGCCCTGATCACCCCCTACCAGTTCCCGCATCACGGCTTGCACCGCCCGCGCAAACGGGTGCAGCCCATCTTGCGGCACCTCCCGCGCAGGCCGCTCTTCACTGGATCGATCGGATCCAATCTGTGGGACAACCTGCCGAAGCAGTGGCCGCATTTCGCGGCGCGAACAACAATTGCGTCTCAGGGGAAATACCTGCCCTTCATTCCCTGGGAGGTCCAGCTGAATCTGGTCCGAATGATTCGGAGCACCCAGAACGTTTACTGCCTGAAATCAAGGCAAACCGGCGTTTCCGAAACGGTCATCAATTACATGCTGATGATGGCCATTGAAAACCCAGCTTGGGTGGGCATCGTTTTCAGCAAGACCGGCGAGGATGCGTCAGAGCTGGCGGCCCGCATCAAAGGCCAGGCGGCCAGCCTTGGTTCCTTCTGCCCGCCCCTGCCAAAGGATTCTGCCCGCAAGCTGCAATTCCTTGGCCGTGGATCGCTTCACTTTCTGCCGCCCACTGAACGAGCGGCCAGGGGAATCCCATCGGCCTCCATGGTCCTGTTCGATGAGGGCGCCTTCATTGAGAGGCTGAGCGGGATTGAAACCGGCGCCATGCCCACCCTGAGCCTCCTGGGCCCCAGGGCGCGGGCGGTGTGGGTCAGCACCCCCAACGGCCGCAGCGGCCGCTTCCATGAGCACTGGACCACTGATCACGGCGAAATCCCGCTAGGGCCGGCCACGGTGAACGGGATTCCAACCCTGGCCCGTTCACCCGATGGTCAGTTCGGCAAGGTTGCGATCCACTGGAGCCAGCATCCAATCTTTGCCGCTGACCCTGACTACCAGGAGAAGACCAAGCGGAAGTTTCAGCTCACCCAGCAGCGCTACCAGCAAGAGTTTGAGCTCGACTTCACTGCCACCGATGCCGAGGTCTACCCGCACGAACTGATCGAGGCTGCTGAGGCCATCGGTGCCCTGGATGATCCAACCAGCGGGAACGTCTACGTGATCGGGATCGATCCCAACGGCGGCGCCGATGATGAGTTCGTGACCACGGTTCTGGACGTGACAGCCAGCCCCTGGCAGGTGGTGGCCCGGTTCAACGACTCGCGCCGCAGCAGGGATTACGGCCTGCAGCGCAGCGCCCGGCTGATTGACCAGTTCGCCCCGGAGCTGATCGTCATCGAGAAGAACGGCGTGGGTGCTGCGGTGGCCGAGAGCCTGGCCCGGCTTCGCCCTGGATACCCGATCGAAGAGGTTGCCACCAGCCGGCCGTCGAAGGTCGCTATGACCGATCGGGTGCTGCTGCTGCTGGAGCAGGGCGAGCTGGGCCTGCCGCCCAACGACATCTACGGGGAACAGATGCGAGTCTTCCGCCAGCACCCAGACGGCACCCGCGAGGCCGCCGCTGGCGCGCACGATGATGCCGTGATGTCTCTGGCCATGGCCTGCGAGGCCGGCGCCCGCACCCGGCCGATGGTGGCCGAATGGGTCAACATGACCTAGGGCCGGCCTCTCGCTTGAGCGCCTGCAGCCCCAGGGCCCGGGCCTGATCAGCAGGGCTCCGCCCGCCCGGGTTCAGCGGTTCAGCGGCCATTGTCAGGCCCCTGATAGCGGCCTTCGAGCATCTCACCCCGCAGTTCTGGGCCTTGTGACTGATCCCAGAGCACCCGCAGCGTTCGCGGTTGCCCGCGGGTCCAGCTCACGGCACCCGCGGCTCTCAGCCCTAGCAGCGCCGCCTGGACGCTTGAGGTGGCCTTCAGGCCCCGCGCCCGCTGCAGATCCCGAACGGTGGGGGCGTAATCATGCCGGCGCCCGAAGGCTCGGATCGCTTCCAGCGTTTCCGCTTGGGGCCATGTGAGAGCTTCCTCTTGGGCGTCCATCCTGCGGTTCTTTGCCTGTAAGTATGCACTCTACTGGCACACCTGCACTAGCGTCGAAAGGTGCTGAACAGGCCCAGCTGGTCGCTTTCCCTGCCCTCCAAGCGTTCTCGCAGGTTGATGAGCCCGGAACGGCTGAGGCCTTTGGCCTGCTCCAGGCCCAGCCCCATCCCTCTGGCCACCTCGGCGAAGGTTTCGCCGTCAAGGCGCCGCAGCATCACCTCTTGCTGTTGTGGCCAGGGCGCCAGGGCGCAGCTGACTGCCTGCAATTGCTGCTGTCGCCGTGTTGAGGCATTGTTTGAGCTCGCCTGAATCGCTGTCAACAGCGTGTTGCTTTCGCTTTCGTCATCATTGATCAGGACATCCAGCGAGGCCTGCCTGTGGCAGGCTGCCGCCAGGGCCAGGGTCTGGAGGTCAGCAGGCGATAGATCCATCCCCGCCATTGCCTCTACATCGGTGGCCGGCCGGCCATGCTCAAGCTGGAACCGCTCCCGCCACTGCCGCAGCTGGTGCATCCGTTCGCTTCGCTTCACCGGCACCCTGATGCCGTTGGCGGAATGGATCAACCGGATCATGCTCTGCCGGATCCAAGGCACGGCATAGGTCGAGAACTTGTAGCCGCGCATCGGGTCAAACTTTTCAACTGCTCGCGCCAGCCCGATCGAGCCCTCCTGGATCAGATCGGCGACATCCAGGGAGATGATGCCCGCGACATTGAAGGAGCGGCTGCACGTCACGACCAGCCGCATATTCCGGGCCACCATCTGCTCGCGGGACCGCAGCCCTGAACGCTTCACCCGCAACGGGGCGTCAGCTGGCGACGGTGGCCAGTCTTGCCAGGCTCGAATGGCTCGGCCATGGATCAGTTGCTCTTCAAAGGAAGGGATCGGCAAGCGCGAGTACGCCTGTAGCTGATCGTCCAGCGAGCTCACAAAGGGGAGGTCTAATCAGGCCGGCCCTACCCTACGGGGCTCGTCATCGTTGCTCAGCAATCAACAGGGGCAGCATTAACCTGAAACCACGTAGAAGGCTACAGATTGGCCATCGGATTCCTTCAGGATCAGGCGCCTGATTCCAACCGGATGGATGGGCCGCTGTTGAACGTGCTCACCGGCATGGGCACGTCCAACGACCGCAGCCAGGCCACTGGCATCCAGGGCGGCCGTGCTCTGGGCGAGGCAGAGATCAATGCGCTCTATGAGCAATCCTGGCTGCTCCGCCGGGTGGTTGAGAAGATTCCCATGCAGGGCACCCGCAGCGGCTGGGACCTAGGCCTGGGCGATGAAACCACCACCACCGAGCGCAGCAAGCTCGATGATCTGGTTAGTTGGACAGAAGAGCTGAAGCTGCCGCAGGCCGTGACCACTGCCGCCACCTACGCCCGCCTGTATGGCGGTGGTGCGCTGGTGGTGTTGGCGGATGATCGCACCCCCATCGACAAGCCGCTCAACCTCAAGCGGCTGCGCAGCATCAAGGGGTTCTACCCCATCGATCGCTGGAGGTTGTACCCGTCTGCAGGTTGGACGGGCATCGGTTCGCCTGAAAGCTATTGGTTTGAAACACAGCAGGATCGCGACCTGACGAAGGCTTCAGGCGATCCAGGCCTGGCTGATGCGTTGCAGGTCGATATTCATGCCAGCCGCATCATCCGCTTTGAGGGCCTGCCCTGCAGCTGGCGCACCATGCAGTCGCGCCAATGGTGGGGGCTGTCGGTGGTCGATCTGTGCTGGGACGTGTTCAAAAGGTTCGAGACAGGCCAGCAGAGCGCCGCGGACATCTTGCATGATTTTGATCTGGTGGTTCACACCCTCCCGAACCTGCAGCGGATTCTGGACGCGGGCGGCGAGCAGAAGCTGCGCGAACGGCTGCGAGTCAACAGCATGGCCAGGTCTGTCTATGGGGCCTACGTCCTGGGCGAGGGCGAAACCCTGGCCAACCTCAGCCGATCAGCCGCAGGCATCGCCGACATCCTCGAAGGCCTGAAGGGCGAGATCACCGGTGCCTCAGGACTGCCCCACACCATTCTGTGGGGTGAAAGCCCCAGCGGCATGGGAGCAGATGGCCGCAGCGAGCAGGCCGCGTTTGGCAATGACGTGGCTGATTGGCAGGACCACGATCTCCGGCCGCCCCTCCGCCGAGCGTTTGAGCTGGCCATGGCCTGCTCCGATGGGCCGTGGAAGGGGAAGGATCCACCGGAGAGCTGGGCGGTGGAGTTCCGCCCCAACTACACGCCAACAGAAGATGAGCAGGCTGATTTGCGCGGCAAGGTGGCCAACGCTGATGCTCAATACATCCAGGCCGGTGTGCTGTCGACCAACGAGGTGGCGCTGGCCCGCTTCGGCAAGCCGCGTTTCAGCCTCACGACGACGTTGATCGATCGCGAGGAAGATGGCAGCCTTAAGCAGCCAGAGCCTCCGGCCGGCGCTGCTGGCGATGAATCCGAGATTGAGTTCGGCGGAAGCCTGGCCGAGCAGGAGGCCGATCCAGGCGGTGCCCCCCCTGATCCAGAGGAAGAGCCCCCCTCGATCCGGGGTGATCAGGCTGACGCCTGCTGTGACGATTGCGAGGCCCGATCCCAGGAGCTCGCCCTTTCAATCACGGCGAACCGCCGCCGCCGCAAGCAGCGGAAGGACGCCCCGGCCATCCCCCGCGCTGACGCGGCCGGCGACGTGATCGAGCGCTGCGGGGTGAACATCCGAATTGATAGCCAGGGCCTCGGACGCATCCTTGCCCCCTATGGGCAGGAGCTGCCCCATCCGGTAGCGGTGGGCCCAGACATCAGCGGCGCCTGGGAGGTGTTTGAGCCATCGACTGGCGCCTACCTCCTGGCGATCGGCCACCAGCACGTCCGCGGCATCCGCGATTCAATCGGGCCAGGCCCCACGATCCGGCAGATCGATGGCACTGATCTGGTGGCCCTGGGGGCCCGCTGTGACGCCTATTCCTGATGGCTGATCGTTCCGTTGAACTGCTCGAGCATCTCGATCTGGAGATGCGTGGCCTGGAGGATCAGCAGCTCAAAAAGCTGCAGGGCATCTTCAACGAGGCCCTAAGCCGCACGATCCGCTCCCTGATCGACCGGCTGGAGAAGATCGACGCCCAGCCGATCTACGATCCCAAGCGCACCCCAGGCGCCTTTCAAGGGTCAACGCCTGCAGGGCCCGAGATCATCACCCCGCTGCAAAAGAACCAGGCCAGCCTCTACCTCCAGGGCCAGCTGCTGCAGGATCTGCAGGTGATCATCGGTCGCTTCCCGCAGGACAAGGCCGCCGGCCGGGCCCTGGACACTGAACTGGTGGAGCTCTTCCGCCGCGCTCACGACCTGGGCAGCGAGTACGCCATTCAGCTCAGCCAGAACATGCTGGAGCCTGCGGCCAAGCTCTCGGCCACTCACCCGCTGATCACCCAGGCCGGCCAGGTGCCGCCGCCCGCAGCGCCTGCAGCACCAATCACCCCAGGCGGCGGCTACCAGGAAGGGCAGTCATTCACCCGGCTGGTCAACATCGGCGCAACGGTCGCCGCCGCCGAGCGTGATTTCAAGAGCCTGTCGGAGAACTACCGCCGGCAGCGCGATGCAGCCACCAGTGAACGGGTGGTCGCGGCGAAGGATTACTTCTATCGGTGGTGGCGTGACTGGGGCGATGCGGTGCAGGTGGAAACAGCCACCCAGCTGGCAACGGGCCTCGATAGCAGGGCGCTGGCCCGCACCCTCAAGGCAAGGCTGCCGAACATCAATGAGGCCTTCCGTAACCGGGCCGAGACAGTGGCCCGCACCGAAACCCACATCGCGGCCGGGGAGGCCAGAGAGCGCACGTTCCGCCGGGTTGGAGCTGGCTTTGTGCGCTACATCACCACGGCAGACGATCGGGTGTGCGAATGGTGCGCTCCACGGATGGGTTGTTTATACTGGGCAGGCAGTATTAAGACGCCGATTCATCCAAATTGTCGTTGTGCATTGTCACCTATTACCCTTGAATCGCTGGCGATTCAGAATAGCTTAGCGGCCAAGGCGTCAGAGCGCTGGGAGCAGGAGCAGCAGGCCCTGGCTGCCGTCACCCGCACCAAGTATGAGCAGGCCAACAGCAGGCCATGGCGGCCAACCGGTGGAGGTGACCAGCCAAGAGGCGCGGGCGATTTCCCGCTGATGGAGAAGACCAGCCTGCCGGCCACCCAGCGGCGCCGTGGGCCCGGTGCAGCGGTGGCGAATGCTGGCGCGCAGGCATGGCCTGCAGGCGATCCGGTGTGGGCTCCTGGGCGGGGCTGGCTGGATCAGGGGGCCCGGGTGGCCTATGAAGCGATGGTCAGAGAGGTTGCTGAGATAGCGGAGTGACCACCTTGAGCGCAAGGGAATCATCTGGCAGGTGGATTTCGGCGAAACTTTTTTCAAGTTGTGCGTAACCCTTAAATCTCGCAGTTGTTTCTTCATCCATAGCTGTAGAGGGTGGTAAGGGCATGTGTGGGGAGCGGTGGCTGTTGAGGTGGCGAACCTGTAAGCCCCCCTTACAGGTTCAAGCTTCCCCAATAAAGGAAGCGGTCATTTCCTTTATTGGGGAATCGCCTTCAGGGCTTGGCAAGCTCGCGCTCAAAAGCGGCAACGCATCGGCAATCTTCGGCGTGAGCCAGCAGCAGATCACGGTCTTCACCGGCAAAGCGTTCGCCAGCACGGAGCGCCGCCGCTTTCATGTCGCGGGCAGCACGGTGGAATTCGAGGCCGTCAATCAAAAGCTGGCGGCGGATGGGGCTCAAGGGCATTTTCTGGAGAGCGGTGGGACGTGGCCGGGCAAGCCCCGACGGGCTGTTGGTGGTCAGTCGGTCCAACGGGCCCATTCATCGGGATCGGGGAAAGCCTCATCGTTTTCGCCAAACATGAGCACCCTGTTGTATGCAGCGATCTCGGCGGTGGTCAGGCCTTCATAGGGCTGTTTGCCCGCGGCGTAGTTGGCGTTCACTTTGTCTTTGGCGGTCATCAGCTGGGGAGCGGTGGGGCAAGTGCCAGACAAGCTCTGGCGGGCTGTTGGTGTCAGGCAAAGCGGCCGGCCACGTTCCAATCAGGGTTTGGTTCGCCAGCCCTGCGGTAGTTTTCTTCAAACAGAGCATTCAGATTGCGAGCACCCAATCCTTGATGGCTTCGACAAATAAAGATTGCGCCTTCAATTGCGTGGTTGCTCATTGAATCAAGGTTGTAATCAAGGGCGATAAAAGCTGCGGGCATGGCTGGGGAGCGGTGGGGCGCGAAGGCCTCTCGCCTTCATTCATATTGTAGCACGTTGCTAACAGCAGGGATTATTCTCTTCCGCCCATTCCGCTGCCTCTTGCTCTGTCGCAAAAGGCCCAGCCCAGGTAACGATGCTGGCTTGCTCTCCCAACGGGCCGAGCGGGTGCCTGCGGAAAAAGCTGGCGCCTTGCTTCTGGATTGCTACCGCGTCAAGACCGTCCGCCAGGTCACCCCAGAAAAGGATGGCCGCTATCCAGCCATCAGGAGCAAGGCCTACATCTTCCGCCCAGCTGGCTTTGGTCATCGCTGGAGGCCTTCGGCGGTGGACACCTGCCGGTCGAGCAGCTCCGCCAGAACAAGGTCGCCATCTTGTCTTGGTACGTTCTCCCAGCGGTGGCCTTCCATCCGCCAGAACACGATCAAGGGCATCGCGTCGCGTATCGCCAGGATGTCTTCCAGCTTCATGTCCATCGACCAGTCAGTGACTGGTATCAGCAGCCGCCAGCCCGCCACTCCCCCGACAACGTGCTTCGCCAGGGAGGGCGAGCTGCAGGCCAGTTGGATTGGCCACCCGTAGACATCAACTCGATCGGGGAAAGTGCTGCAGCGAACGCCGATGATCACGCCGGGCTTTCCCCAAGCAACGGACGCGATCAGGGGCCTCTGAGATTTCAATGGCATCACACGGTTACCGACAATTTGGAGCGGCGCTCACGCCAACGCACTTCTGACCTGTCGCCGGCTGATGCCCAGGTGCCTTGAAATGCGGCGCTGGCTCCAGCCATCACTGAACAGCAGGGCTACGATCGAAACGGCCGAGTTTTGAACTGTCAAGCCTGGCTTGACAGTTGGAACCTCTGGCCCAACTACCGAGGATTCCTCGGCAGTTGAAATCTTGAGCCCAGTTGCCCCTGTGAGCGTGTGCGGGTGTGCCCAGGCAGCCAGCCAGTCGTTCAGCCTGTGGACGGCCTCGCCCAGGCTGTAGCCGGCGACGTAGGCCACCACAGCAACGGCGGCGATAGCGCGGATGGTCGCTTCAATGCTTTGGCCCCAATCGGCCTTGATCATGTCTTTCATTTCGCTGGGGAGCGGTGGGATTTGCCGGCGGCGCCTGTAGCGCGCTCAGCGGCCACACCATAGCCCAGAAAATGCGATCCGCCAGCTGCTGCTCACGTCATTTCCCGGCGGATCAGCGGCCGCGTTGTCGTTGGCCGCGTTTGGCCCTGGCGGGCCCCCTCGCGGCGGCGGATCGCGTCCTGCTCTGCTGCGCTCAAGCGCACATAGGCCGGCCGGCGCGAGGCAAAGCCGTCTTCTGCCAGAGTCAAAGCGCCTGCCCTTTCGAGGCCTGGTAGGCGCGCACCAGCTCCGGGCCGCACAACTCGGCGGTGGCGTTGGCGGCAAGCCGGCCGAAGTCTGGGTCACGGGTGGACGAGCCCCAGAGGCTGCGCACCCCGTCAACGCCCAGGTCGATGGCCCGGGAGAAGGGGACGCCGGCTCGCAGCGCTTGGCAGGTCACAATGGCCGTGTGCCAGGCAGCCGTGACGGGATCAGCCTTGCTTACCGGCATCAGGCCAATGGCGGCACCAAGGCCCAAGGCGGTGAGGTTGATCAGGATCAGGGTCGAGGTGGATGGTTTTATTTCGCTGGGGAGGGACACGGCCGAAATTGTAGCCGCTTCCATAGCTCACATGTATCATTCGTTGGCACTTGCCTGATTCGTAATGAAACCCTCCAGCCCCGTCCTGCCTGATCTGTCGCGCCCCCAGCGGCGCATGGCCGAACCTCGCACCGCCTTCCCGCGCACCCGCCGCCGCACCCGCAGCCAGCAGCGGCCGGCCGCTTCCCCGGCCTTGCGCCAGAACTGGATTGGGATGGCGATCGTTGCCGGTTCAGCTGCTCTCACTATTGGTGGCCTGGTGGTGTTCAGCGGCATTCGCGACAGCCAGGCTTTGCGGTCGCCCGTACCCGCAGCGCTGCAGCCATAAAGGCGGGGAGGCTTAGCCTCGGAGCAGCACGTCACTTCCAGCCATGACTATCGCTGATCGGCTCCACGCGGCCACCGGACTGAAGCGCTTCCTCGCCACCGTTGGCCCAATCGAAGCCGTTCAAGCAATGGAGGATGCGATCAAGCTGCTCCGGGAAAAGCCCAAGCTCTCGGCAGCTGAAATAGTGGAAGAGCTGGAGGCGATTGCCCTGGCGCCGCCGGCCGCCCCGAAGCCGCCCGCGCCGATCGCCCCCAAGCCCCCATCCAAGGCTGTGCAACCACTGAAAGAGAAGGCGCCGGATCCTCAGCCCTAGACTGAAGGCGGCTACGGCACCTACGACGAAGAAGGCCTGGAGATCACCCCGCCGACCCGACTCAGCGGGTACTACGTGAACGTGCATGGCCGCCTTCCACCTGAGGCTGAGGCATTCCGCGTCCGCTATGGCATCGCTGGTTACTTGCTGGCTGGAGGCGTGAGCGAAGCCCTAGCGACCTATGAAAGTTCCAAGGAACAACCGAAACAGAATCACCCATCGGTTCCAAGGATGCTTAAAGCTGTGCTTGTATTTGGAAGCCGTGTAATCGCCTCTGTCTGGTCGGATGCCTAGGATGTTGTCTATGTATTCTTTCTTGTATTCAAGAACGGTGTGATTGCCCCGGCGGCCATCCTCAACAATCGTGCAGTAGTGGAAGACAACATTCTTGCCGCCAAACAGTAGGTTGCGTAGGAACACTGAGAAGCGCTTGTCCGAGATAAGCCACAGAATCGTGGCTATGTAGTCTTCACAATTACCCCTTGCCGACTCTTTCCGGGTATCAAGAATGTGCCACGGATCCAAGCCTGGCCTGTCAGGCCGATACTGGAAAACCTTGTTCAGGGTGTAGGCGGCTTCCTGGAGGTGCATGGATCAGTGATCAGACGGTTCATTATCAGGTTATTGGCCCTTTCCCTGCAGCTTGATCAGCCACGGAGCGGGCCCATACTGAGTTCAAGGCAAGACAAGTCAGAGATGGATCGGCGGCAGGAGATGGTTCAGCTGGCCACCCAGCTCTTGATGGAGCAGATCAACCCGGTGCGGATTCTTTCAATGAGCGATGAGGGCGGGATCCCGTCCGGCACCTTCGAGAGCAACCGCCAGCAGTTCACCTTCAAGTTCACCCGCTCCGGCCTGGTCACGTACAAGCCCCAGCGGCAGGGATCTGCTGGCCGGGAAGACAGTGGGCTCTCTGATCGCTTGGCCCGGCTTCAGGATCGCTTGAGCTCGCTGTGAGCATGTTCTCCAGGATTGTCGCCGCAACAGTTGATCCGTTCGCTCGGCGGGCGGCCGCCACGTTCAGCGCTGAGGTGACCACCCAGGTGCGGGTCACCCTGGCGGTGGAGCTCCAGAATGCAGAGCTGCAACTGCAGCGAGCAGGCCAACACCTGGGTGACCAGATCAGGATTGCCGCGGCCGGATCGTTTGGCCGATCGCTTGATCCATTGCGCGAAGAGCTGGCCAAGGTGTCGCGGGTAGCAGATGGCCTGGCCGTCTACGGGTTGGCGCGACCTGTGCCGCAGGAGAGTGAATCGCCGCATCAGCAGGCGGTGTTGCAGGCCCAGGCGGAGCAGGTCGAGGGCCGGCTGCTGCTGGTGGTTCCGCCTGGTGGCCAAGAGGTGGATCGATGAAGAGCTCTGACGGCCTGCGGAATCGCCTGGCGGCCGTGGAAGCGTTGCTGCCAGTCCGGGACCACCCCGGTCCCAGCCCGGCCTCTCGATGGGACCATGCCGATCAGGTGAGCTTGCTGGTGCAGCAAGTCATGGCGGAGGCCAGGCCCGGGGCGTTGGTGCTGGATTGGCAGCTGGCGCCGCGTGGCGTGGTGGCAGGGCGGATGGCTGCGGACGGCCTGCTCTACCGGTTTCGCTGCGATGCTGACGTGGTGGCGTTTCGCCCGGCGTGGGACGGGGTGAATGAGCGCAGCTGGGAGATCCGATCTGATTCGTTTCTGCAGCTTCGGGCCCCTGAACAGCGCCTGGATTTTCGTGGCGGCGCGGTGCGGGCGGGGAAGAAGTGCAGCGTTGGCTATGGCTGCGGGAACACGTGCATCACGGTGCGGAAGGAGTGCCTGGTCAGGCCAGGCAGTGCGATCGGGAAGGGTCGCCTGAAGAGGCTGCTGGCCCTGGCTGCTGGAGGTGATAAAGCCGCGGCCGGCGCGGCCCAGCGGGTGACTGCCGGCCGTGGGTCCAAGGCGGCAGAGCTGCGGCAGGGGCGCAATGTGAAGCGGCTGGAGGCCTTGCTGCAGCGGCCTGAGATTGCCGAAATGGTGCGGACCGGCAAGGTGCCCGAGAGCAAGCCAAAAGCTGGCGCTGTGCGCGACCTGTCGCCGGATGAGATCGAGTTTGATCCTGCGCGCTTCCAATACAAGATCAAAGCGACAGCGACCACCGGGGAGGTGGGAAGCCTTTCGGGCGTGAAGAAGTGGGACCCGAACCTGGCGGGGGTGATCAGCGTCTGGCAGGACGCCGATGGGAAGACCTACGTGGTCAATGGTCACAACCGCCTGGCCCTGGCCCGCCGCCTGGGCGCCGAGGCGGTGACCGTGAGATACCTGGACGCCCCGACCGCGAAGGACGCCCGGGCGATCGGCGCCATGCAGAACATCGCCGAGGGCGCCGGCACACCAATGGACGCGGCGAAGTTTTTCCGGGATACCGGCATTCAAACGCCTGCTGACGTAGAGGCCCGTGGGTTGCCGCTTAACAGCGGCCAGGCGGATAAGGGCCTGCGGCTCAGCAAGCTGCCCGATGACGTGTTCAAGGCGGTGGTGGATGGTGATCTGAGCATCAACCGCGGGGCGATCATCGGCGGCTCTGGCCTGGAGGCAGGCAAGCAGCAGGAGATTTTCAAGATGGTCAGCAGCCGGCGGGGGATCACCAACAAGACCCTGAGCGAGCTGGTGGATCACGCCCGCATCAGCGAGCAGCAGACCCAGACCACCTTCGACCTGTTCGGTTCAAGCGAGGTGTCAAAGAGCAACCTGATCACCCGCGCCAAGCTCTCGGCAGGCCTGAAATCGAAGATCAGCCGAGAGAAGCGGCTATTTGGCACGGTCAGCAAGGCCCGATCAGCGGCCTCGTTGACGGAGAAAGCCGGGAACGTGATCAATCAGGAGGCCAGCAGCAGGGTGGCCGCCGAAGCCGGGCAGGCGCTGCAGGTGTTCGAGCAACTCAAGAGCACCGCCGGCCCGATCAGCACCGCGCTGAACCGGGCAGCTGATCGGGTGGAAGCAGGAGAACCAGAGAGCGAAGTGCGCAAAGAGCTTGAATCTGACGTGTTCGCCGCGGTGGAGTTTGAGCTAGAGGCCGTTGGCCTGCGCCCGCGTAAAAGCGCCTTTGACCGGGCCGATGGCGATTCGGCCGACTATTACCGCAACAACCCAGAAGCAAGGGAGAAAAAGAATGCTCTGCAGCGAAAGATCAACCGCCGCCCAGAACGGAAAAAGTATCGAGCTCGGCTTTGGACGGAGCGGCGGCGGCGCGGAATGGCTGGCCAAGGTGGCCCGGATCTGAGCCACACGGAAGATGATCGGCTGATCAAGGAAGACCCCAAAGCGAACCGGGCCCGTAATGGCCACGACGGCCGCAGCACCAAGCGGGCTGACAGCCTCCAGGAGCGGATTGATCGAGCGAAGGCAAAAGCGCCCCCTGGCCAGATGGGGCTGTTCGGTGCTGCCGGCGGCGGCAATGACATCCCCTGCGGGGCTTCGCACATCAGCCGGGCCAAGACTTGCCGGATTACGTCAGGAGCTCCGGCAGCACCGGCGCCAGCCGTGAAGGCTGAGAAGGCCGCGGCCACCACGGCCCCACCACCTTCTCCCCTGCAGCTTCCCGCTCCGCCAGCTCCAGGTTGAGATCGAGCAGGTTGCTGAGGATGTCTTCGTTGGCCTTCCAGCCATAGGCCTTCAGCACCAAAGCATCGAGCGCTTGATGGAGCTTGGCAAGCTGGCTGGCGGGTTCGTTGAAGTAGGCGTTGTAGAGGTCGGTGATGCCCCAGTTCCGCGCCACCATCACCTCGTTGCGGTAGTCGTTGAGGGCTGTCATCGCCTGGCGGATCTGCTCCACCAACGCAGGAGAGACGATCTGGGGGAAGGGGAAGGTTTCGAAGCAGCGCGTGTGGGTGTAGCGGATGTCCGCCTTAAGCGTTGACTTCTGAGCAATAATCCACTTTCTATGAGTGCTTGAAGTAAGTATGCCAAGTACATAGAAATCGCTTCCCACAATAACAGTTGTGGAATCCCCTGGTAACCATTCGAGACTCCCCTTCAGGGGAACAAACCACGTCGAGTGGCGTGGGAAAGCGAAGTATCCGTTTTGATGCAGGATGGCGCGTCGCATAGACCCCCGAGGACGATGAAGTCTCCACCAGGTGTGCGGAGAGCGTTCATCCCTGCTATCGGCGCGCTCAGCTTTTGACGTAGCACGAAGATGCTCAAAAGGCATGGAATAGTTGGAGGAGTCTTCTATGGACATTTTATTAAAATCGATTATCCAGCGTCGCGGTCCGATAAGTAGGCTAGCCGTAAGATCGTCCGCCGTTAGAAACGGTGTCAGGACATTGGCATTGAATGGATCGATCTCAATCCATTCTTTGGCGGTCTCAGGGCTAATAAGAAAGTGCTCAACACCAACTGGTGTAGCCCCTTGGAACCCCCACGATTTGTTGACTGCCAGTGCTGGAGCATCCGTCACCTTGACAGTTGTTGTTAATGAAGAATTGATTTTGCAAACTAGCTTACCGTCTAGCCACTTGGTCTTGCTCTCGATCCTGGACCAGTTGACGATCGATACATGCACCTTGGCATCTCCGGACCACTTTTGAGTTGAGATGGCGTTGTTAATGAACCCACCTCTATCGATGATGTAGTCGAGTGATGCAGATCTTGACCAGCCTTCCCGAATTGAATTTGTTGCAACAAGGCCAGCTCGTCCGCCGTTCTCGATCTGATGATCTGCAATGCGGAACCAGTATGTGCAGAAATCAACTGAATCTTGAACATCTGAAAAGGCTGCAACGACTCTGTTTATGTACTCATCACCAAGCTCTTTGCGAATCCTCTTCCCGCCCAGAAAAGGCGGATTCCCCACGTAGGCATCCGCCTCAGGCCACGGCGTGAAGAGCGCATCGGCCACCCTGATGTTGTTGTCGAGGTTGTCGAGCGGCAGATCCCGTTCGGTCAGTCCGAGCCGGTCGTTGGCCACCTTGCGGGCAATCATCAGCGTCACCCGTGCCAGCTCCACCGCGAACGGGCTGGTGTCCATGCCGAAGAACTGCAGCGGCGTCACCAGGCCCATCACTGCCTGATCTTTCTTCGCATCTGAACGGCGAAGAGCTGAGATGCGCAGCAGGATCGCCACCTCAAGATCCTTCACGGCGTTGTAGCCCATGTAGAGAAAGTTTCCAGGGCCGCAGGCCGGATCACAGATCCGGTACTGAGTCAACGCCTGCCGAAGGCCCTCCAGTTCAGCGATACTGCTGGCCTTGGCGATCCGCTCCTCCCAGGGCTCCACGATCGTGGGCCGGATGATCTGCAGCATGTCCACTTCGCTGGTGAAGTGCTGGCCATGGGCGTGGCGGGTTACTTCATCACTGCTGGCCTCAAAGATGTTCCCGAAGATGCTGGGCCGCACCCGTTGCCAGTTCTCCTGAGCGCTGGCGCTGAGCAGATCCAGCTCATCGGAGAGCAGCTCAAGCCGAGGGATATGGGCGAAGAGACCGCCGTTGAAGTAAGGCGTCCCACGGAACTGTCCGCCGGATGTGATGCCGGGGGTGTTCATCTCTCCGAACAGGCTGCCCAGCACGTCGTAACTGCTCTGCCCTCCCTGGCAGGCGCCCAGGGCCTCGGTGAACTGCAGGTTCGGGAGCATGCCCCGATCTTCCGCAAACAGACTGAGGACGCACTGGAGCACGAACCGCTGGGCCTCCAAGGCCGTGAAATCGCCGCTCTTCTCGCCCCGCTTGCGCAACCGACCGAACAGCTCCCCCATGCTCCGGGCCTGAGCTTCAGTTACCTCGATCTGGTTGAGGCCGAAGTGGACCGGCTGCTCAGTCTTGCTGAGGAAGGCCAGAGACGACGATTGGCTAGCCAGATCCTCCACCCGCAGCTTGACCAGGGGCTCATCCACCAGTTGGTTGATGTCGTAGACCCAGATCTCATCGAAATTGCAGAGGATGCAGTAGGCGGGCTTGGGAGCCAGGTACATCCAGTAGCGCTGAAGCTGAGGGAAGTGGGGATCGAGTGTCTTGCCCCTGCTCTTCATCTCGACCAGCACCGTGGCCCGCGTTCCCTCGATCAGGGCATCCGCCTTACCCATGCCACCAGCAAGGCTGCCTTTGGGGATTTTTCGCTCGAAGGTGGTAGCCGCTTCTACTGAGTCAGCCCAGCCCCAGGCCTGCAAAAGCCGGTTCACATAGGTCTGGGCCTCGCTGTCCTCGTCGCCACGAATCGTGGCCACCCAGTGGGCGAAGTTCTGCAGGGCCTGGGGGGTGCTCAACGGGATGGAGAGCGATCTATTCCAGGCCAAAGACTCAACACATTCGCGCTCCTGTTTTAAAAACAACCATTCAGCGGGAGACCCTTGCTCTGGCAGAGGTTGAGGCGAAGCGGGCCGGTTGGGT